TCGGAATACATATTGGCGTCAAAAGCGGCTTTGCGCTTGCTACAGTAAATGCGAATTTTGCCAGCCATTGACTTGATTTGATTGAGAACAGCATTTGATGCAATAAACACCTTTTGCACCTGTGCGCCAAAGACCGTAATAATGACAAAATAAACAGTTTGGCCTTGTTTAAGCTTCACGCAACACCCCCAGGATATCCTCGTCATTGATTATAATCAGGTCGTCGAAGCCCTCGCCGATTACCTTGCTACCGGCATACTGGCCAAAAAAGACTTCATCACCGATCTTGCACCATGGCAACTGCTGGCCTTCACGAGTGCGCTGGCTTGGCAGGTTGTAGCACTGCTCGCCGATTTGCAAGACTGTTCCGCGTACAGACGCCTGGCGCTCTTTCTGTGCTGTATCATCGAGCAACTGGATAATCCCTTGCTTTTCCTGCTTGATCGGTGCACGCCGGATCAAAATACGCGGGCCTTTTACGGAAAACGATGCTTCAAATTGCTTGGACAGGGCAAGTTGTTCTTCGGGTGTTTGGTTCATTTATCCTCACTCCCCTTCTTGCATACCGTCCGCTTCAGGCTGTTCAAGTCCAGCGCCATCGCCAAGCCCAGCACTTTGCCCTTCTGCTCCTGGAAGTTCACTTCCCGGCAATTCGTCAGTTGGTTCAGGCTGACCTGTTCCTGCGCTAATTGCGCCATCACTGCCTTCGTTACCGGGTGCGCCTCCCATTGTTGGAATTCCGCCAGCGTCGGTTTCTCTTGGTTGCTCATCAGCAAGTTCCTCTGGTGTTGGTATTGCGGGCGGGAGTTGCGCCAATTCATCAATCAGCGCATCCTGCTCGCGTGTTTTCTGTGGTGTCTGCATGACCTCGATTTCGGCCATGGTTTTCAACATCTGTGCATGTTCGAGTTTAGCCCTGCTTTCAGCCTCCATCAAACGCAACTGTAACTCCAGTCGGTCTTTTTCAGCCTTGGCCGTCTTCTCTTGTTGTGCCAGCACTTTTTCTTGTTGTGTCATCAACTCCATCTGGCCCTTGGCCTTTGCAGCCATTTGGTTCATCTCAGCCCATCCCGAGGCGAGTTGCTTGGCCATTTTATCATCATAGCCAAGGTCAATCAGGTACAATTCGAGCAATTGCGGCGACTGGACACCGGCCTCCATCGCCGCCTTGTGCTGCATGATCCGCTCAGACTTCGTGCTCAGGCTCGGATCAGCAATCGGCTCAATGTCAAAGTCGGTTGTGTTGTAGTCATCAGCAACGACTTCGCCCTCATAGTCGCCGACAGCCAGGTATTTCTTGTTGGTCAGGTAGGCCTTGTTCAGGCGATAGATAACGCGGAACTCTTTGGTCAAACTGCCATTGATGCGCGTCAGTACGGCGGTCGTGCCCATTTTGCCTTGTTGGATAATGGCGAGCACCGACGTTGCTGGCATGGTGGCCGGTGCGCCTTCACCCGACATGATCTCGCCGGTTGACGCTATCCGGTTGATGAATTCGCCCAGCGTGGTAAATGTGTTGTATGTCGCTGTTGACGGCTCATTGACGGGCAGTTTGAAAAAGCAGTCGGCAAGTGATGCAGCAGTATCGAGGCCGTCGGTGATTTTGTACTCGCCCGGCGTGAAATACTGGACGCCATCATCACGGAAAGCACCTTTCTTGATCCAGCCGCCGCCAAGGTTCATCAGCGTTCCGGCGTCCTGGATCTGGTTGATGCTGGCATTACGCGTACGCGCCATGCCCTGGATAACGTGACCCAAGCCCATGCCCAAAGCACTACCGTCAGGGGATGGGCAATACTCATAGCTGGTGATGTAGCTCACCGCGTCAATGCCGATTAGCTGCCGTGTTTCCTCCGGCGCATTTGGCTCAAACTTGAACATCAGCGAGTCGGCGTCAAAGCGTGGGACAACGGACAGCAGTTTCCAGTCCGATTTGTTGAAGGTCAGAATGTACGGCTCTTGATAGCCGTCTTCGTCAATATCAAACCAAGTGTGCATCTGGGTGATGTTGTATTTTTTGTCCTCATCGGTGCCTTCGGCGCACTCAACATCAATCTGACGCCATTGTCCGGCAGCCTGGCGGGATACCATCGTGTTCTGATTGACCACCATATCGACACTGATACGACGCTGCCAATCCGGGTTGTTCGGTGTGTTGTCTACGGTGATTTGGTCGGGCAGGAGCAGAGTGTCAGTAATGCGGCCTTGCTGATCGTCCCACATGGTCAGCTTGAACGCATGGCCAATAATCGGCAGGATCAGCAGCAACTTGTCAAAGTTCGGCATCCATTCCGGCATTTCGGTAGTGAGTTGCCAGTTAATGTGAGTACAGACACGAACGGCGCGCGTCAGTTTTTCTTCGGCGAACCGGCCTACAGTTTTAGGCTGACAGACCTTGCCGGACTTGACATATTCGGGAAATGTGCGGGCGTTGAACTGCATCGCACTGTATATCAGATCAGGCAGTTGCAGGTCAGATTGCCAGTCCTGTAAATACGATTCGCGCTTCTTGTCCCTCAACTTGGCCATGGCCAACAGGTCTTTGGCGTCATTACGCCATTCTTGGCAACTAGCCTCGTCCTTTTCGTAGAGCGTCTGGCAGTCCGACTCCATCCTGGTGATGATCGACTCATCAATATCATCAACAATGCTGGTCGATGTCAGCAGTTTAATGACAGCGCGTTCGTCGAGTTTGCCGTTGTATTTTGTGTCTGCCATTAGTAGCCTCTAACGCCGGTGGGTCGTCTTGATTCCATACGCCGTCTGTCTTCCTCAACATCGCGGGCTGGACGCATATCTTGCACAGCAAATGTTAGCACAAAAGCATCCGCCCTATCAGGGGAACGGCCAAATTCCTTTTTATACTCCTTCTTGTCCTGCATTAAAAGTTTGGAGTCTTTGTACTTGTATTTCAATGAGCAGATTTGGCTTTTAAGCTCAGGGTCTGGCGATAAGCATACGCCGCCCTGCTCAAGATACTCGCGGCAATCACGCCACATTCTGGCGCGTAGGTTGTAATTGCGTTCGTCTGCCAGCCTCATGCCGGTGTGTACGCCATAGATGACGCGTTTGTATCGCTGATTGTCGCGTAATTGGTCGTAGGCGCTTGTGCCTGGGCCGTCAAGCTCGATGATGATGCCGTCAACCTGACCGCCCATGCTTTCCAACTTAAAGCACACCTCAACAACCAACGCCGCCAACTGTATGCCGTCCAACTGCCGCCGAAATACCTGATTCAGGTTCAGCCGACCGCGCCGGGCATGAATGACGCTCTCGTCGTTGCCCATGTGCGCTGCGTCAACGCCGATAATCCAGCCGCCCATCGGCTTAACATCAGCCGGGCCTAGCCTCATAGCCTGCTCGACAATATCGCCGGGCATGAAGTTTTCCGAGCTTGACGCGTTATAGTCGATGTCAACCTCTTGCGCCAGGATCACCGGATCAAGTGTATCCTGCTGTTTGCGATACCATGCTTCGTCCTTGCGCGGATCATCGCGCCAATGAAACGAAAACACGGAAACCTTGCCGCTATGGCGCTTGCGATAGAACGGATTGCCGTTGCCGTTTGGTGTTGATACGTCGATCTTGCAGTTTGATGTTTGGGACAGCGCTGCATCAATCGCTTCAGGGCGCTCATAAAATGCGGATTCGTCTTTGAAATATATGCTTGTCCGGTTGCCCCGGCCAATGTTGTCGCCGGACTCACCAACAATTGCAGATCCATTTTCTGGATTGATGATACGCATGGACGGTGCATGTTTGCTTTCGTCATAGCCTGCTGGCCTGAACTCAACCGGCAGCAACATCACGAACTGACGGATTTTCCAGAACAGGCTTTTAGGGTCGCCGAGCTTATCAACATACTCCTCTTTGCGCGAACCAAAACCGACAACAACGCCGTCATGGTACAGCCACATCCAAACGGCAACAGCCACGCACAACCAGGACACGCCCATATCACGGGACTTTTCCGCCAGGCCATCCTCACGATTGCGCCAGCGGTCGATCGTCCATGTAATGAACTCGGATTGTTTAGGGAACAGGATAAACGGGACGACAGTAGGCAGGTTGACTTCAGCATTACGCGGATCAAACGTCATGCCCCAGTCGTTGATAAACTCAACCGGGTGCGTCTTGTAGTATTCTTTCAGGCCAGCAAGCATACCTGGCGTCTTGCGTATCTTGTCAAGGCGCTGCGCTCGCTCTTGGTAGACAGGCGCATAGTCTGGATGCAGGAAGTCAAAAGTCATTACACGCTCATTTCGATAATGCTCCGCCTTCAAGCATGGCCTTGTATGCATCTTCAGGAGCCATGGTTTCTATTTTGATTGGATCGCCATTCGGGCCGGTCAGCTCTTTTTTGTCAGCCAGACCAAGGTCACGAGCGATAATACTGGCATTAAGCAGGTCGGCAGCAGCGCCGGAGAATTTCTGATCGCGGATGATTCTTTCAATCTTTGACGTGACTTCCGAAAAACCTTTTTTTGCCTTGTAGTCATACCAAGTTTGCGTGCCAATATCCAAAAATATAGTCAGGCCATCCAGCGTCATCGCCCGCATTTTCGCGCAAATCTCATGCGTGGCCATGCCCTGATAAAAGCCAACCTTATCTTCATATAATGGGTTTTCTTCGACCCACTCAAAATATTCAGTAGCTGCCTGCCATAAATCCTGTGGGGTTGGGAAAACAGGCGTACATCCATGTGAGCTTCGCGCCTGCCAGAATTTATTACCCTTAGGAGCCGCCATTACGCCACCCTCCCATAAATCCACCACACACAATAAACCAGCCAGCACACAAACGCGCCCAGAGTAAAACACGTCGCTAGCAGCAAAAATTGTATGATGCGCTGACCCATATCAATACCCCATAACCATGGCGGCCATGGCAATAACACCAACACCAAACACAAGCCCGAAA